CTTGCTGAAGAGTTGCAACTAGAGTGGAAGAGTAATGGTGGTGCTAGTCGCAGAGTTTCAGGTGGTGATAAAAGACGAACCGAAAACAAAACTACGCAACCAAATACAGAGGTTGATGAAGCAGAGTCCGTTCCCTTAGTCCGAACAGGTCAGGGTGATTTTAAGAAGGATATGCATCCCTCACCAACTGAACGACTTTATCAAACAAAAAACAAAAAAGAATATGAAAATTTGATGCGTGATGCCGAAGATGCAATGAGAAAAGGCATGCTTGCTAAATTTGGTCTTGTTGGTAATTACAAGAAGTTCACCGTGAACATCAAGTTCAAGGATGAGAAAAGTCGTAAGAAGTTTGAAAAGATGTATGGCGTAAAAGAAGGATTTGCAAGTGATGCCCAGCGTCGTGCTGCTTTTGCAAGTGGGTACAAAGCAAAGGGCAAGAAGAAAAAAGAAGAATCCGTTGATATGGGAGAGTCTATTGAAGTCGATGCACCTCATGCTGATAATCTCGGCATTGGTGCGATGCAAGTAGAACCATCATACACAGAAGATGAGAAAAAATTGCTTGACTTTATTAATAAGAATTGGTAAAATTATAAGAAATGTGAAAGTGAAACATTATGTTAGTGAACAAAGAGTTTAATCATGTTGAAAGCCCAGTTTGGCAAGAACTAGAATCAGAAACAACTTCTGAAGGTAGATACTACCAAACACCAGACGGTAAGAGTTATCCGAGTGTAACCACCGTTACTGGTTGGGAAAAACGAAAGTTCTTTGCAGAGTGGCGCAGAAACAACCCCGAAGAATCTAAAAGAGTTCTTGCACGGGGAAACCGTTTACATAAGATTATTGAAGACTATCTGAACAACGAGGAAGGTTATCTTGCGGAAGCAGAGTCAACCGATTCTCGATTGTTCTATCAGATAGCAGATGAACTACATCGAATCGATAATATTGTCGGGTTGGAGCGACCACTATGGTCACACACCCTGAAACTCGCAGGTCGAGTTGACTGTATTGGTGAATTTGATGGTGAGTTGTCGATTATTGACTTTAAGGGTTCATCAAAACTCAAAAGAAAGTCTGATATTGAGAACTACTTCCTTCAAGCAACCGCATATGCTATCATGTTCCAAGAAAGAACCAAGACGCCGATAAAGAATATCGTCATCTTGATTTCTTGCGACACTGGTGATAGTCAAGTTTTTGTAGGAAACCCGATGGATTATGTAGATAAACTACATGAAACCATCGTTAAGTATAGACAAGAAAATTAATCAAAAGAATGCGGTGCCGGTGACACCTGAAGCCGCAGCAATATGAGATGCTGATGCAGGAACAACCCTATCGAAATTCATATTGTATTGTGTTCCTTTAGTGGCAACAAAATGTGATGTGGTTCCGTCAGGAAACTGAAGAACAACAGTTCCTTCGGCATCAACGATTAGTGATTTCATTCCTGCCTGTACAACATCCGTATATGGAGTGAATCTTAGCGGGTGATTTGGTCTGGACATATTTAAGTTCCCCTTTGATTTGTGATATACATATCAGATACAACTATTTATAATAGGAGAAAAATAGAATGTTGGATTTAACACCAGAGGACTTTTCAAAAGAGGTAGAAGATAAAGTAGCGACAATGGGGGACGGTTACATTGAAGCAATTCTAAGTTTATGTGAAGAATATGCTGTAGAACCAGAATTTGCATCAAAGTTGCTGTCCAAGTCAATTGTTGAAAAACTACACGATGAGGGTTTGGATTTAAATATGATTCCAAAGACATCTCAACTACCCGTATAAAATATACAAAAATAATACTTGACATACAGAGAATATAAGTTATAATTTACACATCGTAATACGAAAACATACATCGAATACAAGGAGATATATATGAGTTTCAACGATATGAAAAAGCGTTCAGGTACAACCGATTTCCTCAAGACCAAGTTGGAGGAAATGAATGATACCAAGAAGTCTTACAAGGATGACCGATTCTGGCGTCCTGAACTAGACAGTGCATCAAACGGATTTGCTATTATTCGTTTCTTGCCCGCAACTGAGGGTTCGGAACTACCGTGGGTTCGTGTTTGGAATCATGGGTTCCAAGGGCCTGGTGGTTGGTATATTGAGAACTCTCTCACTACCATTGGTCAGAAAGACCCTGTTTCAGAACTCAACA